CGCCATGCCAATGCCATTTAACCCACCCTCAGCTGTTCTGTTTCAGTTGCTGGGTTGGCTGACAAATGAAGCTAAAGGGGTTGTAACAACCAGCGAAGAGAAGGTCGCCGACATCAACAACAACGCTCCGGTGGGCACTACACAGGCTTTGATTGAACAGGGCGCGGCGGTTTACTCCGCGATCCATGCCCGATTGCACAACAGCCAAGCGCGTATGCTCAAGGTCTTGTCTCGTATCAATAAATGGTACCTCGACGAGCAGATCAAGGGCGAAACTGTGGTAGATCTGGAAGTCAGACGTGAAGACTTTACTACCACCACTGACGTTATCCCTATTTCTGACCCGCATATCTTCTCTGAAACTCAGCGTATGGCTCAGACGCAGGCAGTTTTAGCTCTTGATGCTCAGTATCCTGGGGTGATGGACAGATCTGCAGTGGTTCAGCGTGCGTTGAAGCAGATGAAGATCCCAAACATCAAAGAGTTGATGCCTAACATCCCTGAGCCTATGGAGTTGAATGCGGCTGAGGAGAATGTAAGCATGTCGCTGGGGCGTCCAGCCTTTGCCTACGTGCACCAGAACCATTTGGCTCACTTGCAGACGCACTTGGACTATGCGCAGAACCCAGTGTTTGGCTCAAACCCGCTGATCGCATCCTCATTCCAGCCCAAAGCTCTCGAGCACATCAAACAACACTTGGTGCTTTGGTATTCTAATCAGATGCGCCGGTATGTTGAACAAGCCTTGGGTGAGCCGGTTTCCAGCTACGACATCCCCGCTATCACCTCGCAGGTGGACAAACTGTTTGCGCTGTCTAGTCAGCACGTTAACGAGGACTCTAAAGACGTCTTCGCAAAAGTCATGCAGGTCGTGCAAGTTATGTCCCAACAGGCGGCGCAGTACCAGCCAGCTCCACAGCTCGAATCTGGCGATCAAGCCCTGTTGCAAGCTTCTATGGCTGAGACTCAGCGCAAAGAGAAGCGTGACCAAGCGGATATTGCTTTGAAGGCACAGCAAGACCGTGCAACCAACATGATCAAGACACGTGAACAGCAGATCAAAGTATCTTTGAACGCGATTGATAACTTGACACAGGAGAGAATTCAAACCGAGCAGCACGGATTGAACGAAAGCCGACTAGCCCATGACCAAACTCAAGGGATGCTGCAGACAGGACTTGAGCATGCCAAGATGCAGCATGGCCAAGCCAAAGATGTAGCCCAACATGGGCTTGAGCAAGATAGATTTAAACACGAACAGTTTCAAACCGCGCTGAATGCACTGCAAACAGCACAAGCTAACCAAGGAGAGAAGAATGGCAAAGAATGACGCAAAACAACCCACAGGGCAAGTCAACCAAAAGGGCGACCAGATCCCCATGCACAAGCGTATCGCCATGGGCGAGAGCTTAGATGGTAAATCGCTGGGCACAAAAGAGACAAAAAAGTCCTCATCCAGCAATAAAAACAAATAATGCGGTACATTAGCGACTTTATAGGTGCTGTGAAGGGTCGCCAGCAGTTGATCGCAGATTCGTTGGTTAATGGCAATGCCGTTAACTTCGAAACCTACCAGCGATTGGTAGGACAGCACCAAGGGCTTGAAGAAGCTCTGGTAATTTTGAATGATCTTTTAAAGGAAGACGAAAACGATGACAAGTAACACTCTGGATGCTTCGCATGAAGCAGCGATGCAGGAAGCATTTCCCGCAGTAGACCCAGGAGCAGTTCCCGTAGGCGGTAGGATTCTAGTGCAATGGCGCCAGACTCGAAAAACCGTCACAAGTTCAGGAATCGTACTGGTTGAAGAGACGAAAGAAAGCGAAAAGTGGAATAATCAGGTGGCCAAGGTCATCTCACTAGGTCCGCTGGCTTTTAAGAAACGCGACACTCTTGATCCGTGGCCAGAAGGCAACTGGGTTGAGGTGGGCGACTACGTTCGTATGCCTAAATGGGGTGGCGATCGGTGGGAAGTTCCATACGGCGACGTTGCGCTGGGTGAAACGGCTCTGTTTTCGATCTTTAACGATCATGAAGTAATCTCCAAGGTTACGGGTGATCCCTTGAAAGTGAAGGCATTTTTATGAACACAAAATCAGAAGAAAAGCTGGATTTGCACGTCAGTGAAGACGTGGACGGCTCTGCAACGATCAATATCCCTGAAAATGAGATACCTCAAGATCGTGAGAAAGATGACCGCATTGCGGGCAGTTCTCAAAATGACCCTGATGATGGCGATGACGTAGATCCTGATCCCGCGCGGGAACAACTTCGCCAAGCTCGACGAGAAGAGCGTAAACTCAAGAAACAAATCCACAAAGCAAAGTCTACTGAGTCCACACACCTGATCACGATGCTGAAACGGCAGAATGAGCAGATGGCGCAGCGAGTGGCTGATCTTGAAAAGCGCACTGCTGGAGCTGACACAGCGCGTTTGGACAAAGCCATTGAAGATGCGCAGTTGAGGTTGCAGTATGCCAAGATGAAAATCTCAGAGGCTACAACCCAAGGTGACGGTAACGGGTTGGCTGATGCGCAAGAACGCTGGTATGACGCGCGGCGCGAAGTTGAGGCTCTTGAATCAACCAAGAAACGCCACACCTCACCCAGCGTGCCCCAAGCTCCTGATCCCCGCCTTCAGCGCCATGCCTCTGATTGGATGGCTCGCAACGATTGGTATGACCCCAACGGGCGTGATACAGACTCTAAGATCGCTGTAAAACTTGACGAAGCGTTGGCTGAAGAAGGCTGGGATCCTACCTCTGAAGAATACTGGGAGGAATTGGACAATCGAATTCACCAGTACATGCCTCACAAATCAATGACACCAAAAAGCGAAGAAGGTTTCAAACCGCAGAACCGCCCACGCTCGCAGGTGACAAGCTCTGGGCGCGATTCTAGCCCCAATGCTCGTCCCGGAGAGTTCCGTCTGTCCCCTGAGCGCGTAAAGGCGATTAAGGAAGCCGGTAAGTGGGATAATCCTACGGAGCGCCAAAAAATGGCACGCCGATACGCTGAATATGATCGCAGCCTTGGACTGCGGTAATTTGAGGTTAAAATTTCATCAACTGTTAAAGCTGAACGTATAGTTTGGCAGAGGAAACAAAATGAGTGACGAGAAAAAACCGCCAGTCTTATCTGAAGTCAAAACTGACAAGGTAGACGAGCGTCTCAAAAAAGATCTGACAGTAGGTGGCCGTGAATCCCGCGCATCGCAGGATAGCCAACGCGCACCATCTTCTGATATGTTAGCAAGTAGCCAGGAGCGTCGTAGGATGTTCCGGAGCGAGTGGGTACAAGAATCCCTGCCCTCACCACCGCCGATACCTGGATTCCATGTTGTCTGGCTTTCATCCACAAACGGCTACGACCCTATACACAAACGCGTGCGTATGGGGTACTCACCCGTCCTGATCGAAGAAGTTCCTGGCTTTGAAAACTACAAAGTTAAAGCAGGGGAAAATACCGGTTTTGTGGCTTGTAACGAGATGTTACTGTATAAGATTCCTGAAGAAATTTATCAGGAAATTATGGCTGAATTGCATCACTTTGCACCTCAGGATGAAGCGGACAAAATCCGTGTTCAAGCTGAGCAAGTGCAAAATATGCCAAAAGACAGCAACGGTAGACGTCTTGGACAAATTGAAGGCGACGGCATAGATATGCTGAATCAGGCGAAACCCGTTCCGGTCTTTTGATCGGATTCAAACCTTCTTTGGAGTAACACATGTCATCTACAAGTGCTTCCTTCGGTTTGCGTCCTGCGTTCCATCCGTCTGGTTTGGATCGAGCTCAGGTGCTTGCTGGAGGCATCGTCAGTGGTTTAGCTGCTGACATTTTGAAAGGCGCACCCATCCGCTACAACAGTACCGCTGGTACTTCAGTTGCAGCTGGTACCATCGCTCTGGCTGCGGCCACTGGCGTCTGGACAGGTGCTTTCGCTGGCGTTGAGTGGACTGATACCACTGGCCGCCGTCGAGTTAGCAATTACTGGCCTTCTGGTACAACCTACCAGACCGGTTCGTGTAATGCGTATTTCTACAACGACCCCAATATCGTTTATGAAATCCAAACCGACGCGACCATTGCTCAGACTTCTCTGGGTGGCGAATACAACTTCTCCGCAGGAACCGGCTATACTGTTAGCTCTGGCTCAAATACAACCGGTCTGTCTTCGACAGCTCTGGGCGTGTCTACAGCTGTAGCAAACGGTTCACAAGGCCAAATGCGTGTTGTGGATATCGCTCCGTACGCCGATAATGCATGGGGTGATTCCTTTGTAATCGTGCGCGTCGTTAACGCCTCGTCTCAGTACTTCGGTTCTGTGACAGCTATTGTATAAGGAGGAGTGAACCATGGCAGCTCCGATGCGAAGTACGGACTTTAGAAGCATTGTTGAACCAATTCTCAGCGAATGCTTCGATGGAGTCTATGACCAGCGTAAAGACGAATGGTCACGGGTGTTCCGCGAGGAACAGGGTATCCCGCGCAATTACCACGAAGAACCGGTGTTGTACGGTTTTGGTGCCGCTCCCCAGTTGCCTGACGGCTCGCCTGTCAGCTACCAACAGGGTGGCGTGCTGTTCTTGAAACGCTATGTGTACAACGTGTATGGCCTCGCCTTCGCGCTGACCAAAGTGTTGGTTGAGGACGGTGACCACATCCGTATCGGTCAGACTTACGCAAAGCATTTGGCTCAATCACTGATTGAAACCAAAGAAACTTTGTCGGCTAACGTCTTGAACCGCGCCTTCAATGCTTCCTATGCCGGCGGTGACGGTGTTGCGCTTAACAGCACTGCACACCCGATCGTCAGCGGCAGCGTGAGCAACCTGTTGTCTACCTCGGCTAACTTGTCACAGACCTCGCTTGAGCAAATGCTCATACAGATCCGTCAAGCAGTCGACAACAACAACAAGAAAATCCGTTTGACACCTCGCCAACTGGTCGTCGCACCAGGTAACGTGTTCCAAGCTGAAGTTCTGTTGAAATCGGTTCTTCGTGCGGGCACAGCCAACAACGACATCAACCCTGTCAAGTCTATCGGCTTGATGGACGAAGGTGCAGTTGTCCTGTCTCGTTTGACCAACGCCAACGCTTGGTGGGTTCAGACCGACGCTCCTGAGGGCATGAAGCTCTTGATGCGTCGCGCTTTGGAGAAAACCATGGAAGGTGACTTCGAGACTGACTCTATGCGCTACAAAGCGACAGAGCGTTACGACGTCGGCTTTACTGACTGGCGCTCAATGTTCGGCACTCCTGGCGTATAAATAGGCTTCGGGGGGAGCCTCAATCCCCCCATCCATCGTTAGACCTGATCCAACTTTTCAAGAAGGAGATCACCATGCCTCAATTTTCAGATGACCTGTTTTTAGGTTCCGCACAGACTTTCATGGGTACGGGTATCCGACCCTACACTGCAACCGCTATCGGCGGCACAGGCGGTGTTTCCTCTTCAACTCTCACCATCGTTTCTTTGAGCCAAGGCTCTCAGATCGTTGTAGGTATGTATGTTGACGGCTCTAGCGTCACAGACGGAACCTACGTTACGGCTTTTGTCACAGGCACCGGCGGCGCTGGCACCTACACTTTGAATCAAGCGATCAACGTTGCAAATACAACTGCATTAACGATGCACGGCAATATCCCGCTTGAAGACCCTGCCCCTATGGATTTGGGCGTTGGTCCTTTGGGTCGTATCTATGTTTGGGATGTCATTCCTCAAGCCGCAGTCACCAACAACATCGCTGCATCTCAAACCGCTGCTGGCGCTGGCTCAGTCACTTTGACTGCAGGCACCTCTACTAAATCGGTTGTTCGTCAGGACGGCACAACAGTAATCCAACTGGATTGTCCTCGTGCTGTTAAAGTTAACTGCGCAACAACTGCCCGTGCTTTTACAGTTTCAGGCTATGACTATTATGGTCAAGCTATGAGTGAGTTGATCACGGTTGCTGTTGCAGGAACCGCAGTGACCGGCGCAAAAGCCTTCTACCAAATCACAGGGGCTACAATCGCTGGCTCCGCAACTACTGTAGTCATAGGCACAAGCGACAAGTTGGGTTTTCCAGTTCGCGTCACCAACATCGCATATCTCGGTACCGTTAAAAGCAACAACGCTTTGGCGCAAGATGGTGGTGCATTCGTTGTCGCTGACACTGCAACTGCAACATCAGCTACGGGCGACGTTCGCGGCACTTATACCCCTGCAACTGCTTCAGACGGCATTGTTCGCACTGTTGCCGGCATTTTGCTCCCCGCTATCGCCGTTGGTCCTAACGCAACCCGCGTCGGGGCTCTTGGTGTGACTCAAGCCTAAGGAGGGCTATCATGGCTGAATTTAAACCGATGAAAAAAATGGCCGACGGAGGCGCGATGGGCGCTCTGGGCGATCTGGCTGCTATTAAGATGGCAAGCAAGCGAGCGGCTAAGTCTCCTACGGCTAAACCCATGGGCGGTCGCCCCATGCCTGCAACTGCTCGCCCTGCGATGCCTCCTATGGGTGGCGGCATGCCTGCTTCTGCTCCTCCTATGGGTGGCGGTATGCCTAGCATGAAAGAGGGCGGCTCTTTTGAGGGCTCGGCAAAAGACGAAACTCAAGACAAGAAGCTTGCTAAAAAACGCGGCATGTCTATGAAAGAGTGGGAAGGCTCTTCCATGGACAAAAAACATGACTCTCAACAGTCTATGAAAGGGCTGAAGATGGGCGGCAAAGCCTGTTACGCTGACGGCGGTAAAGTCATGAAAAGTGATATGAAGAACTCAGAAATGAGTCCTGAAAAAATGCCTCAAGGTAAAAAAGCTCCATCCGCTCCAGTCAAAATCAACTCTTTGTCTGGTACATTTAAGCGTGGCGGAAGCGCCAAGAAGTAAACGGTGGGGGCTTCGGCTCCCACCTTTTTAAGGAATAAACATGGCTATCACCGCTACATCACAAACGATATTTGATGGTGAAAGAGTCGCCATCATGAAGTTTTACGCGACAATGAGCGCAACTGAAAACGAGTCCGCTGTTGTTAAAGTCAACCCCTCAACTCTAAACCCCTCGGTTATAAGTGGAGCTTGCGATGGTGTGAGCATCTTAAAAGTAACTGCTTTAACGCATGGGCTTGAAGTACAGATGAACTGGGTGGCTACGGCTCCAGTTGTAATTGAAACTGTCCCGCAAAACAGTCAGTACACTCAAGATTACTCCAACATCGGCGGTTTGACAAATAACGCTGGAGCAGGTAAAACTGGCTCAATTTCGTTTACTACGTTTGATGGGTCTGCAGGAGATGCGTACACAGTAGTGCTTGAGTTGCAAAAACATTACGCAGGTGCATAATGCCAAGCAAATCAGCAGCTCAACACAAATTGATGGAAGCCGTAGCGCATAATCCTGGGTTTGCCAAAAAAGTAGGCATTTCTCAAAGCGTAGGTAAAGACTTTGCTAAAGCTGATGAGAAAAAACATTTTAAACACGGAGGTTTGTATGACAATATCAATGCAAAGCGTGAAAGAATCGCTGCTGGGTCTGGTGAAAAAATGCGTAGTCCTGGTGACAAAGG